AATCAAAATAACTATGTTGCAAACAAAATAGGTACATCTAATGGTGAGTACGAAGTTAAATCTAAATATGTTATGTTAGAGGTTAATAACGAAGCACCTATAGACGCATTACCTTGTGGATTTGAAGGTTATATTAGTAGAGAATACGCTAATGCAACACCTCCATTTGTAGTTTATAAAACAAGATATTTACAACCTGGTGATACAATATATAACCCACCATTTGGTTCATCTTCAGGTGGAGACAACCCAGTGATTTCAAATGGTGAAAACCCAAGAAGAGCTTACTTAGGTATATCTAATATTACAGGAGTTGATTATGACTTTTTTGATTATAAAGGAAAACAAATACCAGCAAATTTAGCAACTGATACTGTTGGCATATCTTGGGGTTATACTACAAAAGGTTTCCATATGGATAGTGGGGCGACTATTGTAACAATGACTGTTAATTCAGCAACAACTCAAATGTTTGAAGTTGGTGCCGGATCATTTAATTCAGAACCTGAAGATAGTGATAACCCTTACTACAGACTAAACACTCGTAAATTCACGTTATTAGCATACGGTGGTTTTGACGGATGGGATATATATCGAGAAAGTAGAACAAACGGAGACTCATTTGCATTAGGTCAATCAGGATTTAAAAACGGAGCCGCATCATCAGCTACTTACCCAACAGCGTCTGGATGGGGAGCATTTAAACAAATTGCAGGTCCTAACCAAGAAACATGGGCGAACACTGACTATTACGCATACAAATGGGGTCAAACAACTTTTGCAAATCCTGAATCAGTTAATATTAATGTATTTGTAACACCAGGTATTGATTACGTATATAACTCAAACTTAGTTGAGGATGCAATTGATATGGTTGAAACAGATAGGGCGGATTCAATTTACATTTGTACAACACCTGACTTTAATTTATTATTACCTTCTTACCAAGATGTTGAAGAAGGGTTGAGATATCCACAAGAAGCGGTTGATTCATTAGAAGAGACAACAATCGATTCTAACTATACCGCAACTTACTACCCATGGGTTTTAACAAGAGATAGTGTTAATAATACACAAATTTACTTACCGCCAACGGCTGAAGTTGTTAAAAACTTAGCTTTAACCGATAACATAGCTTTCCCTTGGTTTGCATCAGCAGGTTATACTCGTGGTTTAGTAAATGCAGTAAGAGCTCGTAAAAAATTAACTCAAGAAGATAGAGATACTTTATATAAAGGTAGAATTAACCCAATTGCAACTTTCTCTGATGTTGGTACAGTTATTTGGGGTAATAAAACTTTACAAGTTAAAGAATCTGCACTTGACAGAATTAACGTAAGAAGATTGTTACTACAAGCAAGAAAATTAATCTCAGCTGTGGCAGTAAGATTATTATTTGAACAAAATGACGATAAAGTTAGACAACAATTCTTAGACTCAGTTAATCCAATATTAGATTCTATAAGAAGAGACAGAGGTTTAATTGACTTTAGAGTTACCGTTTCTAACACTCCTGAAGATTTAGATTCTAATACATTAACAGGTAAAATTTACTTAAAACCAACAAGAGCGTTAGAATATATTGACATCGAGTTTGTAATCACACCAACGGGAGCATCTTTTGAAGATGTGTGATAAAACATAAATTTTATATAATGGGGAGTAGGAATATTCCCCATTTATATATTTATAAAATAAAAAGTCATGAAAATACAAAAAAAACTTATTAAAGAAAGTGTAGGTAACGATTTTAAAAGTTATAATTCCTATTCACAAAAAAAACAAAATATTATTATAACTGAATCTCAGTTAGAAAAATTATTGTCACAACTTAATAAAAAATGAATATAAAAGAACACGTTTATAAATACGTTAGAAAAAAATCTTTAATAGAAGGGTTTGACGAACAAGGAAACCCAGATACTAAATATTATGCCTTTGATTGGGATGATAATATTATGTTTATGCCAACTCAGATTATTGTTATGACTGAAAACGAAGAAGAGGTTGGTATGTCTACAGAGGAGTTTGCTGAACACAGACACCAAATAGGTGTTGAACCATTTAATTTTAAAGGGACAACTGTTGTTGGTTATGCACCTGACCCTTTTAGAAACTTCGGAGTTAAGGGAGATAAAAGATTTGTTATTGATGCAATGATTGCACCTTTAGGTCCTTCGTGGAATGATTTTGTTGAGTGTATTAATGGTGGGTCTATATTTGCAATTATCACGGCAAGAGGACACAATCCTGAAACATTAAAAGAGGCAGTATTAAATTTAATAGTTGCAAATCACAATGGTATTAATAGACAAACTTTAGTGGATAATTTAATAAAATATAGACAATTTACACAAGATGAACAAATAGAAGAGGCTTATGATTTAGAATTTTCAGATAAAGATATAATTAATGAATATTTAGATATGTGTAGGTTTCACCCCGTTTCTTTTGGTGCGGGTAGTGCTGCCAATCCTGAAGAAGGAAAAATAAAGGCGATGAGAGAGTTTATATCTTATTGTCGAGAAATGGCTAAGGAGATAGGTAAAAGTGCGTTCTTTAAAAATGACGTTGCAAATCAGGAACCAATTATTGGTTTTTCAGATGATGACCTCAGAAATGTTGAAAAAATGAAAGAATTTTTATCTAGTGAATATGAAAAAAGTCCAGTAAGAACATATTTAACTAAAGGAAATATTAAAACAGAATATTAATAACCGGATTTAATATAAGAATATTTTCATTGTGGACAAAAGTAAATAGAAAAAAATAAAATAGATAATATTTATATATAAATAAAAACTTAAAAAAATAAAAACATGGCAGATTTATTAATGAGAATGCCCTTTCAGTATGAACCTAAAAGAAAAAATAGGTTTATCATGACTTTCCCCTCTAGTTTGGGTATAAACTCATGGTATGTAGAATCGGCATCAAGACCAAGTATTGATATTGGAAAAAAAGAAATTAAATTTCTGAACACCGAAACTTATGTTTCAGGATCATTCAAATGGGGAGAGATCACAGTAAAACTACGTGACCCAATCGGACCATCAGCATCTCAGGCAGTTATGGAGTGGGTTAGATTACACGCAGAATCAGTGACAGGTCGTATGGGATATGCTGCGGGTTATAAAAAAGATGTTGATTTAGAAATGTTAGACCCAACAGGAGTAGCAGTTGAGAAATGGATTTTACAAGGATGTTTAATTACAAAGGCTTCTTTTGGTGATCTTGGTTATGGCGGTGATGATTTAGCAATGGTAGATATGACATTACAACCTGATAGATGTATATTAGTTTATTAATTATATTTTAAACATATTAATATTAAACCCACTATTATTGGTGGGTTTTTTATTTACATGAAAAAAAGTTAGATTATTTTTAAAATAAAAATTATGGATCAAGCGATAGAATACGGACAACAAAATTTTAATTTACCACATGACGTGGTAAAATTACCATCTAAAGGTGTTTTTTATACACCAAAAAAAGAATCTTTAAAAGTTGGTTATTTAACCGCATCAGACGAGAATTTATTAATGTCTCAAAACGTTTCAAAAGACGGAATAGTATCAGCACTATTAAGAAATAAAATTTATGAACCAGGATTTAACGTTGATCAATTAATAAACGTTGATGTTCAAGCGATTTTATTATTTTTAAGAAACACATCATTTGGTCCTGAATATAATTTTAATATCTTAGATCCAAGAACGGATAAGTATTTTGAAACTACAATATTATTAGATGAGATTTCATTTTTAGATATGAAACACACACCAGATAATGAAGGACTTTTTTCTTATTTATTACCTAAGACTCAGAAAAATGTTAGATTTAAATTAATGACAATCGGAGACGATAAAAAATTAGATCAGTTATTAGAAAAATACCCAAAAGGTATGGTTACTCCTGTTGTCACTAAAAGATTAGAAACTCAAATTGTGGAAATAGACGGTAATAAAGATAAAGGTCAAATAGCTACGTTTATTAATAATATGCCAATATCTGACTCAAAAGAATTAAGAAAATTCATAAATGAATGTGAGCCACAAATGGACTTAAAAAGAAAAGTAATCGCCCCGTCTGGAGAAGAAGTAACTGTGAATGTTACTTTTGGGGTGGAATTTTTTCGGCCTTTCTTCTGAAATTAAACCATATCAATTAGACGAAATTTACTATCTTGTTAAATACGGAATGTTTTCATATTCCGATCTTATGTCTATGCCGGTATTTGAAAGAAAGTATTTTATGGA